AACATGTCGTCAATAGCTAGGCTAGTTGATCTGTTAACAAACATCATGTATTCTTCAATAGCACCTTGCTTGTCAAACTCAGCTAAAATAGCATCAAACTCAGCTAAATCAGTAGCAGCGTTAACACCAGTAACACCAGAAGTAACATTACCTCTATCAGTTACAGCATCGAATAAACCTTGAGTACCAACTAAAGTATCGTTACCAGCTACAGGTGTTCCTAAGAAAGTATCAACAGCGTTTGTACCAGAACCTCTAACAGATTCTAACATTGCCATTTCAATGTAGTCAGTGAAACGAGATCTTGTATCAGCTTCAGCTTTTAAGTACCATAAGTAGCCTGATTGTCCGTTTTCAGCAGAAACTTCAACCCAACCAATTCTAGACGCATCAGATCCTGATACTTCGTAGTAATCTTTCATTATGATCGGCTTGTTAGTAAACGTTTTAAAGTCTGGTTCGTTAGCAGTTCTTGCTTCTGTAGTAGCAGCTCCAGCAGCGTTGTAACCAACACCTTTTGCAAACTCAGAACCATAAACTAAAAGAATAGTTCCTTTGTCAGCTGTGTTTCCAGAAGTTGGAATTGTAGAACCATCGTAAGTTGCAACAGTAATATCAGCAGCAGTTGCGCCAGATCCTAATGCTGTAACCACACCTTTAAATACTCCAGTAGGAGCAGCTACAATAACAGTATCATTTAATCTAACACCGTGAGTTAATAAACCGTCAGCAGCAAATCCATTTTCATCAATATCACACTGAACAGTTATAACGTTGTCAGCATCAATATCACCTTTGTATGATAAATGTAATCTACCTTGTTCAGACCATACTACTTGATCAGCAGTCATAGCCTCTTCCGCGCCAACTTGAGCAAGAAAACCAGAAATTGTACGAGGTCCAAAAACCTCAGCTTCTTTTTCCATCAAGTCCGGCACGTATTGTTGACCCCAACCTGCGTTATCTGCAGATGAAAGATCTAGATAATTTGAAGTAAGTGTTTGCTTTACCGCAGCAGGTACACTATTCAAATTAGTTCCATTTGTAATTGCCATAATTTTGTAATTTTAAATTGTTATTTGTTATTTTTAATTTTAAACTTAAAATCAGAAGAATTATCACCTAATACTTTTACTTTTATACCACCAGTTTCAATCGTACCTTGTGATTGTCTTGGGTCCATATTTATGTTTTTAGATTTGGCAATACTTTGTTTTAAAGCATCAGCCTTACCTTGTTCATAAAAATGATTAGCAACAGCATCGGCATTCATGGCTGTAAATAAAGACTTGTGATACCCTTTGGCATCTGTTAAAGCGAAATTTTTATCGACAAACTTTGTCATAAAATTATTAGAATCACTTTGTGTTTTTTTAACGCCGTCAACATCTTTTACATTAAACCTAAACTTTTTATCACCAATATTATATTCAAAACCTTTGAATTTGTTGTTAAAAAGATTATTTGTTTTTTGCTCAAATATCTTACTGTTAGCGTCTACTGTCTTTTTTGTAGCCTCTGATTCTTTGTTGTATCTATTAAAAAAATCTACAGCTTTCTGTTGTTCTTTTGTAAGTTTACTTCCAGCTTTAATTTCTTCATAGTATTTGGACTTTTGCCCGTCCAAGTGGCTTCTAGCGCTGGCAACTTGCTCTTTTAGCGCTAGCTTTTTTCTTTTTATATCTACCTCATCATCTTCGTCTTCGTTGTAAGAAAACGAATCTTGCATGAGAAAACTTATTTCTTCTAAACTTAAATGTGGTTTTGTTTTTTTATAATACTCAAGCAAAACCTCTGTATCTTCTAGCTTATCATAATCTTTATTAAGATTTACATAATCATTTATGTCACCACCAGTTTCTTCCATAAAGTCTACTAACTTTTGTATATTTTCTGGCAATGGTTTCCCGGTAGCTTCTGCCTCAGCTACAGCTTCTTCAACTTTTTCTTCTACTTCAGCTATTTCCTCTTCTGTAGAATCTTCAGTAATTTCTTCTAATACTGGAGTTTCTTGTGTTTCTGCTTCCGGTTGTACTTCTTCTTGTTTTTCTGTGGGCTCGGCATTTTCAGACTCTGCAACCACTCCGCTGTCGTCAGCGTTATCTTCTTTAGTTTCATTTTCTTCTTGGTTTGCTGGTTTATCTAAATTTACTTTTATAACATTATCTTCTTGTTCAGTATTTTTAACCTCAACTTTAGTAACGTTTTCTTGCGTAGTTTCTTCAACTACGTTTTCATTTTTTTCTTCCATAATATAATATAATAATAATTAATAATTCTAACTAGGGTCAAACGAACCTAAATCAAATCCTCCACCTAGTATATCATTACCTGCGGACTCAAAGTTTTTAGGTGGTTTTCCACTATTTCTTTGGTCAATCATTTCTGATTGTTGTGTAGCTTGAATTTTTGTTCTTTCGTCTTTACGATCTTCTTTTTCTTTTTCTCTTTGTTTTAAACCATCAGTCTCAACACCTTTTAGCTGCATGTTATACTGAAATTCTAAAGCCATTAGTTCTTTTTTAAGATTTACTTCTTGCATCATTTTTTGAGCATCTAGCTCTGCCTCTGCTTGCATTAACTGTACTTTACCAGCGTTTAACGCTTGATTTTTCTGCACTTCAGCTTGAGCCGCTGCTTGAGCAGCTTGTGTATTAGACTGTGTTTGTGCTTGTATATTTTGCATTTGCATCTGTCTATCTCTTTCTTGTTTCTTTTTTCTACGTATTTTAAGTAGTTGATTTGCAAGTTTTATATTTTTTATCTCTCTAAGATCGATAGCATCCTCCAGCTCAATGTTTTGCTGTTGTAAAGCCATTTGGATGTTATTCTCAAGCCTAGCTTTTTCTTCTTCATCTGGTTGTAACTCTATAAATATACCAAAATCATAAAGATGTAATTCTGACATTTCTTGTAATGTCGCAACATTATGAGCGCCTATAGCCTGTATAAAAGCATCTTTTGTAGGAGAATACTCTATAACATCAGATATTCTAAGCGATAAACACTCTGCTGTTTCAGCTGTTAAAAATAAACCAGCTTGCAATATATGCCTAGTTGCGGTATTAGAATTTGCAGCGGCTAGTTTTTGTACGCCGACTAAAGCATTTTTATCTGGCATACTACCATCTCTAGCCTCGTTGAGCCCGGTTACATCACGTATCATTTGAAGATAATAGTTGTAATTAGCAATTAAAGCTTGCATTTTATTACCACCACTACCGCTAGTTATTTCTTGAATAGGTACTTTACCAGGGTTCATATCACCTTCTGACGTAAAGCTTCTTCCTATTACGGAACCAGTTTGGAAAAACATGTTTAAAGCTTCTTGTGGATTATAATTAGTACCATTACCAAGATCAACTTCAGCTAAACCATCTGCGTCTAAATAAACACCATCTGGTACCATGCGCGACATTACTTGCTGTAACTTTAAGTGCGTTAACTGTATCATGTCAGCAAAACCAGTTACTCTTTTCACAAGAGAATCTATTTTACCATTGTACATGCGTGGAGCCACGACAGCATAGTTCATTTTTACTTTAGTGTAATCACTTTTAGGTCTAACCATATTTTTAGCTAGCTCCCATTTTAAAAGTTTTTTAGTACCTAATATTATTGCACCATCATACAAAACCTCTATAGCTCTTTGTAGTCTTGTAAAGTTACCTTCTTTATCTTGTGGTGGGTTAAACTTATCAGTTTTTTCAATAGCTTTTTCAGAACCGCTACCAGTTTCTTTTACTTTATAAACCTCATTCATATAAGTTTTATAGTTAAAGTATAAAACTTGTAAAGTATTGTTATCTTCTTTTTTATTAGAGTACCTGGTATTAGTATTGTTTCTATTGTACGTTTTGTTTTTTAATATATCTTCAAGGTCTTCTTCCGTTAAATAAGGAAATTGCTTTGCTAGTTCATTTATAGGTATACTTTTAACTTCTCCAACGTAATATATATCTTCAAAATAAGGTGAGTCTGTGTATGAATAAACAAGATTAGCTGGGTCTACATAATCAACAGTAACACCTTCTGATGTGTTAAAGTTTGTTTTAACAGCACCCATGCCAAGTACGGTTAAATCGTAATAAAATCTTTTCTTTGTTAACTCGTAATTATTACCTTCAAATAAAACGTTTAGAGCTTGCTCTTCTGCTAGCTCAACAGCCTGCTTGTAAGTTAACTGCATGTGTAAACCTAGCTCTTCATCTGTAGTAGGTAATTCTTCTAAATTACTTTCAGACATGTCGATACCAGTTTGGCTCATCATTTCTTCATCAAAATCCTGCATCCTCATGTCTCTAAGTACTTTTTCCATGTACTCAGTTCTTTGTTCAACGCCATTTGGTGATTGTGAAAAAGCTTTTATATCATATGTTCTTTCAGCTATACCATTAACAACAATATCAACGAATTTAGATATAATTGGAACGGGCTTCCAGTCTAAATTAAGATAAGACAAGTCACCATTTATAGATAACTCATCTTTATATTTTTGTATAGATTGCTCTCCTCTTGCGTAAAGCCTTAAGTTGTGAAAGTCGTTATAGTTGTTTTCATATTTATTCATGTTTCTATAGCTATAAAACCATTCTTGCTCTATAGCTTTAGCAACTTTTAAACCATAATCATAACTTAACTTTTCAGCATCGCTTACCGCTTGACTAGGAAAATAATTTTTAATGCCAGACTCTGCCATATTTATTATTTAATTATTTGTGAATTACTTCCAATATTGTTATATTTGGACATACTTATGTTTAATTTAGGTTTGTCAATCTTAGCGTTTGGTCTATACAAATGTCTATTATTAGCCATAATTGCTAACCCAGAACTTATAGAAGCGTCAAACTTTGTTCTTTTGTTTATATCAAATCTAGACCAATCGTTTAACAACTCGTTAAAATAAAGATCACCAACACTACCGTCTTGTTTTATACCTACGTGGTCTTGTATGTACATCTCAATAGCAGCCGCGTGAGCTTGTTTTATGTCTTCACTAGAGTTAGGTATACCACCTATTTCTTTTTCAGCTGTAGATAATTTGTTCCAAACCTTGTCAGGTCTATTCATACTAAAACCCCTGTAACCTCTACGTCTTAAATAGTATAATAGTCTAGGTTTGTTGTTCTCTGCTAGTATTGGCATGCCATAAAAAACTAATGCCATCAACACATCTTCAAAGAATATTTCAGCCGTAGGTGGTCTTGATAAGTATTCTAAAAAGAAGCTATTCGCAGGAGCGTCCT